TTATAGCACACAATATTAAATTGCGAACCACTGCCAATTGTTATGGTTCCTTGTGTAATAACATTTACTGGTTTCAAACAAAAAATATCATATTTTTCCCACATCTCTCCCAATACATTTTTCAAGTCAATATTTGAAAATGTAAATTGTGTCTTCTATGCGTTAATCGTACAAGGATTAACAGTTGAACTCGTTGATAGTATTAATGAACCACTTTGAGATAGCATTTATAATATCATTATATAATTATTCCTTAACTCCCACAACTATAAAACTTAATGTAAAATGATTAGTTTGAGAGTTTAATACTGTTCCATTGCCGCTTTGAGACCATAATTGAAAGTTTAAATCCACATTTTCTGATTCAGGTTTTCTAAATGTAGTTGCTCCGATTGGATTTGAAAATGATTCGGCATCTGCCGTGCTTGTGGATTGCGGATTAAAAACAGCTGTTGTAGCATATTCCCGTTCTAACATATTATTAAGTGCCGACGATGTATTTATGAATTGTAATCCTCTTATTTGGAACCATTGTAATCTTTGCGCACCTGAAAATCCCGTTGCTACACTTCCTGTTCCATAACTAGTGCATATTAAATTGAACTTATTATATTTATCCCACAATGTTCCTATTATGCGTCGCATATTCACATTTGTAAATGTAAAATTGGTAATTGTTGCGTTCATCGTGCCAAAAGCATTTGTGGCACCTGCCGATAAAATGCGCGTTGATAATGTAAAGTTTGCCTGTTCGTTTTGATAAAGCAAGTTCCACGGATTTTTGTAGATTACATCTTTTTTGATTGGCGCAAATGTTAAAAAAAATACAATACCTGTAATACTTGTAGTTGCTCCATTATCTGATATTACTGAAAATGTCAGTGATATTTTATTACTATCTGGTTTTATCATTATAAACTCTCGTGTTTGTTGCGACCTTGGAGCACCAATAGCCGTTGTACCACCTTGCGCTGCTATTGCTATATTTGTTGATGCTGTTTTTCCTTGATATGATGCGTTAATAAGATTTAATCCATCAACAAAAATAGCATTTATTTCCGTTCCTACTCCAAGTAATGGATATGTTATTAATACTTTGAATGTATCATATTTCGTATATAGGGTCTCTCCCAATGTTTCTCTCAAATCTACAAAATAAGTACAGTTTCTAAATGTTGCGTCTCTTACTCCAAGGTTATTTTGTGTTGTTGATAATGCGGAAGGATTCAACCATAATTTCGCTAGTTCTACGTCCATTTATAATAGTATTAGATTTATAAATGGGCTAAAATGCTAATCCTAAATAGTTTGTTTTTGTTGTTGTCGTAATTCTTTTCTGCGCACCGAAATCTTTTCTTTGTTTTTATGATATCTCGCATTAGCATCGGCATTTACTTTTTCTCTATTTTTCTCTGTCCATTCACGCTGTAATTCTAATCTTTTCTCTGGATTATTTTCACGCCATTCTTTTGCTTGTTGTTTCTCTCGTTCTTTTATCTCTGGGTTTTGACGCCACTCTTTCTTTTTCTGTGCTATTATTTCAGCATTTTCTGCGTCGTATTTTTTGCGAACTTCTTTCGCTTGTTCTTTATTTGTTGATGCTCTCCTTTTGTTTAAAGTTGGTTTCAATTTGTCTATCCACTCTTGCTCTTTTGTTTTTTGATTTTGTTTTTCAACTCTGTCTAATATTTCAAAAGTCCAATTTTCAATTCCACCACTCGCACGAATAAATACATATAACGGCATATTATGTGATGGTCTATGTTCTACACAACAATCTGTTTTGTGATGATAAAACCTTTCTTGTGCCAAAACAGAGGAACCAATATAAAACTCTGTTATGGTTTGGTCTTTGCAGTAAATCTTGTAAATATCAACGTATTCCATTTTATAATGTAATTACTATTTTGTATTTATATTATTTTGTAATTAAATAATCAATTTTTGAAGACTTGTATCCTCATACTCAGTATCTTGAATAACATACTCCATTTTCAAACACTAACACTTGGTCATAGCAAGCAAAGGCAGTTTGGAGAACAGTGGTGGCACCAGCAGTGTAGTAGTTGATGATTGCGAAGATATCACTGGTGTTGGTGTTAGTTCCAGCAAAGATGGAACTCTTGTCAGCATTCTGGTAAATCTCCATATCAATACCAATCAAGAAAGCACCCGAATCCTCAATGGATGCCTCGGTTAAACCAGCAATAGTGTGGGGGGCATTGAGCACAAAGGCAGTGTTGTCAATAGAGGGTTGGAGTTGCATATCAGCAAGGGAGCCAAAGCACTTAACAGCCTCGTTGTAGATTTCAGGGAATGTGGTAGGGGCAGTGGAGGGAAGAACCTCGGAGCCAACTCTAAACTGGTATCCGATGGAGTTAGCACTTCCAACACCGAAAGCACAGTGGGAAGAAGGATACTGGGCAGCGAGACCAGCAGTAGAACGAGAAGCAACCAAGATATTTTTGAGAGATGAGAACTTGGCAGGGATAGGGAATGACACCTGAGTCTGGGTGGTAGCAGGAACCGACGCAGAGTTAGTGTAAGAGCGCCAAGAAGGAAGAACAACCTGCATAGGATTGGAAGAACCAGCCTTAATAGCAGCAACGGCACTATCAGGAAGCTCTAAGAACTCACCAGAATAATTTACTCCAGTAAGGGTAAAGTTAAGACCAGTTCCACCTTCAACCATCATAGCTCTAATAAGGGAAGACTGTAAAACAAGCTCTACACGAAGGGGAGCAGCGGTCATCTCCCAAAGAGGTAAATATTTATCACCCGACAAAGCACCAACAAGCGAAACCAAGTTGATAGCAAAGGGAAAAGAGGTTGTAGTAGCACCAAGGGCACCAAGGGCACGGCCTCTATTGACTGAGCGGGCATTCAACAAAGCAGCGGCAGCAACACCAACAGCAGAATACTCCTCGTTGGTTCCACTAGTAATGGCAAAGCGACCCTTGACAGCATCCTCAGGAGCCTGATAGTCATACATAATCTTAGCCAACTGTCCGTAGTTATCAATATCCTCTAACAAGTTAGAACCGTGGAAAACTCTCACTCTCTGGATAAACTGATGCCAACCACACGACTCCAAACAACTAGAAGTGGCAGCACCAGAAAGAATTATATTAACACTACCTCTCAAATAGGACTCAGAAGGAATCAGAGCAGTGTTATTTCTGGTAGGAATGTTAATAGTAATAGTATCACCGGGATTGTAAGCTCCCGTTCCACCCTGAGGCTGGATTTGGGTCAAATAGCGACGAGCAGGAGCAGATTCAACTTTGGACTGGAATTTCAGGTTCGTAGGAATCATTATAATATACTATGGGATTTTTTTCTGAGACAAACATTTAAACGTCCTTCTAAATGTTTTCTAAAGGCTTATTTTCTTCTTTCCAACCCACCAGAGATTTTTCTTTGGAGAGCCTGTTCTACCATTTTAGCAACCGGCCTTTCTAACAAAGGCATCTTACTTCCAATTCTCACTTTACCTAAAGGCATCTTATGCCCCATCATTGAGCGTCCAAGTGGCATTTTATGTCCAAGCATTATAACAAATACCTAGATTTTATTCTGTAAACTTAATACAATCTAATTGGAGCGTCATCTGATAATTAATTCCATTCATATCCACGAGCAAACCATTGTTATCAATTATTCGGATTTGGATTTGTTCCAATTTATTAATGTATAAGTTAGTCCTAAAGTTATTCGGATTCTGATATGTAATTATAGAGAATGGCGCCACATATACCGGTATCGTTGCTAATATATTCTGGTTATATGGTTGAGCCACATTTACATTGTATGTAGGGAAATTAACTTCTATATTTAGAGCCCTTATTTGATTTAGATTAACACAGTCCCGTCCGTAGAGAATACGTCCCGTACTTGTTGTATTTGTAGTTTTAGAGAATCCTAATACGTGATTTATACTGGAAGCATATATTATAAAGTCTGAACTACTATGTGTAATGAGAATCTTACTTGTCGTTGTGCTATAACTTACGTTATAAGAGCTACCCATTGCTGTCTGGATAATATCTATAAGTTGGGTTATGTTGTAATTTCCGGGCTGAACATAGTATGTGTTAATCGGCCCACTTACAAGCCCCCATCTGAAGGTGTTATCCACACTAGTAATACTATAGAAACTGTAGGGGATACTAGCATTCTGTAATGATAAATAGATATGATGTCCGTCCGGAATCTCTATCACTGGTAAGTAGTATATAGAGTTTGCTATATTTCCCTCTACATATTCATTTGCGTATCTACTATTCAAGAATATTTGAAGCGATTCAATCAACATTTACAATAACAATAGATAATGTCCCCGCTAAACTGCTCCGGCCGCTTTTGTTATTTCAAGTAAGTTGAAATTACGATATAATTTGTTCTCTATCGTGTCGCAGTCTAAATGTGAATACTCCTTCTCAAATACATAATCATATAACTTCTTAGCATCATCCTCTTTCATTTGTAATAATTCGTGATTTAGTGTTTGCCATTCCTCTCTATTCTTCGGTTTGAAAATTGTCGCATATGTTGTCTGTTTCCTTAACATCTTTGGCATATACAAATAACTCTGTAATGTAAATATAAAACAAGTATTCAAATGTCGTGCTTTGATAAGCATTGTATTTAATAACTTCTGGACGTCTTTCTCTTTCAGTGTGCTTGCCATATCATCTATGATTACACAGTTGTATTCCATATCATCATCTTCTTCTCTATCTTCCTTCCTACTTTTCAGTTCATCATACAATTCCTCCAATCCATCACGTGTCAATTCGTGATACACTCTTTCGTGTTTCTCAAATGGGTGGTCTTTCACTGATAGGAAACTTATAGACGGTGTATATAAATATAAGTTATGAAACTTTCTATGGTAAGCCCCGCCACGGCGAAATTGATTTAATAGCAAACTGGTTTTCCCCGAACCTCCACTACCTATTAACAAATAAATCATTCCATTTCTACGGCTTACACCCTCTACAATGTCTGGTATGTATTTGTCCATTTTCTCCTTTACTGGCTTTGTATCCTTAATATCCTTGTTTGGGATTTCGTGAATT